AAAACTTCGTCATCGTTTAGCAGACGTATTTCTCCACCTTCTATCTTTATTCTTGATCCAGCATAACGGGCAAACATTACCCATTCCCCTTCCTTGCACCAAGGACCTTTAGGATATCTTTCCTTGTCCTTGTAACAATCTGGACCCATTCTTAAAACTAAACCACATTGCGACGCAACTTGTTGTCTCTCTAAGGCTGTCTCAGCAAGTATTAACCCGCCTTTAGTTTTCTCTTTCATTTTGAAAGGCAAAACTAACATCCTCCAACCAGTTGGTTGTGGTAGTTTCTGTGAATCTTCTTTTGAAAAATCTTTTTCTTTTTTGACTCCTACCAATTCTTTATTCGGTAGTTTTATCTTTGATGTCGATGACTGTTCCATGTTGCTCCTTATCTTCTAGCAGGTTAGAGAGTTCCTGTTTAGTTGCCTCTAGGGCTGTTATCTGTCCTACTATATAGTTATATTTTTCCATATTGTCAATACCGCCGGACGTAAGGGCTGCTGACAACTCTTCATTTCTTCTGGATAAATATCTTAAGATTTTATTGATTGCTGTTTCTAATTGCACTTAACACTTCCATCTTCTGCGAGCCTGTCTTAGTCTTGAGTTAGGATCTTTCGCAGCTTTAGGAAATTTTTTCATTTGGCCTGCGCTACGTGCGCAATACGACTTACGTCGATTTGCAGCTTTTGATCCTGGTTTGACCTTGCCAGTGACCGCTGTTTTTAGTTTTGAACCGGGGTTTTTTCTTCTGTAGGCTTTGACACCGGCTCGAGTCATTCCTGCGCCCTTCTCAGTAGGACGAAAATTTTTTTTATTTCTTGGAGGCATAGTGCCTTTTGAAAATTGTTTTCTTGTTTGGAAATCTGTTCTCATTAAATCATTCCCATCATTTGTCTTTTAGCCATAAAACCACCACTCATAGCTTTCTTTCTTTTTGCAAAAGTTGCTGCTCTATCTGGTGTTGGACCTTGATTAGCTTTAGATTGTTTTCTTTTTACGGCACCCGCACGTTGACCTTTGGACATCGCTCTTGCTTTCGCAATGGGCACGCATTTTGGATAATTTTTTCTTTTTTCTCCACCACTTCGACCACATTTCGGGTATGAGCCATCTTTTCGCTTGTTCGCAATATCTACCCAATTTTCCTTGACCCATGAACGTAATCCTTTTTCAGCCATTATGAATTCTTTCCGTAAGCTCTTCCTTTACCTTTCTTACAGATTCCTCCGCCTTTATACATGGCTCTTGGCATTTCCATCATACCACCACCCATCTTTTTAGCTCTATTCTTTTTACCACCTGGTGTAACTTTGCCAGAACAAACTGCAGAAGCATACATGTTTGCATATGCGCTTGGGTACACCTTAAATTTTCTTTTTGCTGCTGCTTTTCCTTTAGGACAAAGTTTTGCCATTATGCTCTCGCTGTTTGTTTTGCTCTTTTAAAGTCTTTTGCTTTTGGCGCACCTTTAGCGCCTTTCTTTCGCATCTTTTCACCACGTTTTCTCTTAGCGTGAATGTTTGCGTATAAACCTTTACCGGCCATTACACTACCTTCTTTTTAATTTTCTTTTTCTTTTTTCTTAACATCGCAAAATCTTTTCCAGAAATTTTACCGTCTTTGTTAGCGTCAAGTTTAGCTTGACCACCACTTAAAAATCCTGGTTTTTTAACCTGCGAATTATATCTTCTGTTAGGCATTATTTTTTTCCTCCGTTTCTAAATATTTGAGTACCCTTTATACCAAAAATACTCGCAACTACAAGCACCCATAAATTGGTGAACCATTTTGGAAGCTCATGAAAGTATTCGAAAAACAATTTTACCTTCTCCATTGCAGTTGGATCGTCAGACATGACTGCCCACATTAAAACTACGATAGGCGCCGAAATTATTACGAGAACAAATTCATCCTTATAGTCGTTTTGTCTAGCTTCAAGTAATTTGCCTTGGTAAGTTTCTTCACCTCGGGCCATTTTCTCTGCGTGCATTAATTGTGCATCAGACATAGCCATTTTAGTCTTTTGACGGTTAGAATAAATCTTACTTCCCGCTTGTAAAGCAATTTTTGCTAGACTAAACCAAGCCATATTAGTACCAAGTAGCTTCTTTTTTCTTTTCAGCTAACATTCTCTTAGTTCCTCTAACTTTTTCCTTGTCTCCTGTAGGAATATAGTTAAAAGCGCCATCAGCTGTTGTTTTAGATCTAGGATCTACCTCAACATTCTGTTCTGGAATCTTAACTTCTTTTGTTTTTTTATAGTTCATCATATTTTTGTTCCTTTTATTAATCTTCGACCTTAATTGCAGTTATACCTTGATTTCCACTCTTTGCAAGACTTACTCCTGCTCTCAATTTAGCTAATTTTTCGTTTTGATCCATTTTATCTTCAGTTAATTGTCTTGCTTGAAGTAATTTTGCTCTATCAAGGTCCATTTTTTGCTCTCCTTCGTCTTTTTTACGTTCATTTTCCATTGCACGAAGGTCAACTTCTCTAGATTTAAGTTTTAGAAGTGGGTCAGAGTCAAATTGTGATGTAATTTTCTTCTCTTCTTCCATAAAATCACCCATTAGCTCAGAAATCAACACTGCTTTTCTCGCTTCCATGTCCATAGATATCTTTTGTAACTGTCCTTGTACCTGTGGATTCTGTTGTGCCATCTGTTGCATCTGTGGAATTTGTTTAATTGTCTCTGCAAACTCTAATTCTACCTGTTCTTGAGCCATTAAACTAATATGCTCTAAACAATTTTTTTCTATTGCAGCCATAACAGGCGGATTGTTTCTTACCATGTTAGTTGCCATGAAATTTGAGTGAGCAGTCATGTGTGCTCTGTGATCTTGTCCTCTAAAAGCTTGAAAAGGTTTGCCTGCAAGTGCATCAATGTGTTCTAATGCTGGATCTTTTGGTGCAACAGGTGCTGGCGGGGGTAAAATTTTATCAATATCTTTTATACCAAGTGCTTCGTACATTTTTCTGTACGCATTGTACAAATTATGAATTTTAGGGTTAGATGTCGCAAGTTGTAATTCTGTTTGTGCAATTGTAATTCTTTGTGACATAGAAAAAATGTTTGGATCTGCAACAGGTAAAATATCTACTCTGTCATCAAAGTCCATTTGTTTAACTTCTCTTTTACCGCCAACTACATCAAAAGGATAAACTGGTGGTAAATATGTTTTAAATAAACTTGCAAGTAATCTAAATTCTGATCTCATTGATGTGTATAATCTTTTGTGTATTGCAGACATTACACGTGAACCTCTCTCAAGAAGTGCAACTGTAGTTCCAACTGCAGCAGCTTGATTACCGTCTCCAACTTGCATGTCAGCTATTGCAGCAAATCTTTGTCCTGCTTGAACTACAATACCCATCAACTGTAATAATGTTGGTGATGGTTCTTTGTAAGGTAGCATCATAAATGAATCTCTAATATTACCACCCGGTGCATCTACATCTTTAAATTCACCTGGTTGTATTGGTGATGCTTCGTCTCTAACTCTAACACCTCTTTGTTTAAATCCTGCTGGCAAGTTTGATAGTGTACCTGCATCCAACAATTGACGGAGAGCAACGGTTGCAGTTCTGCTCAATCCGCCAATCATATGGATCAATCCAAATCCGTAGAACCCTAGTCCTGGCAGAAATTTAAAGTGGACAAAATATGGTATTCTATTTTTTCTTGGATCGTCAGGATTAAAGTTCCTTCTAATAGAAAGAACTTTTCGCGAACCTTCATCTACAGTTACAATGTATGGGAGCTTGATTCCTGTAAACTCTCCGTTCGCGTCCTTATCTTCAAAACCTTCTAAATCTAAATTAACATGGCACTCTAACAAAGTATAAACTGTTTCTGGTCTGCCTGTTTTTTTAGTTCCTTCTAGTTCTCTTTCTTTTGACTCAACTTCATTTTTAATTATAGACGGTGCATTTAATTCTACATCAGAGTAAAAACCACCTACTTGTTGCTTTCGTAAATCATTTTCTGACATTTTAATAACATGCATAATTGCTTCTGCATCTTCTAAAGATGTAGCAGAATAAGGTACAACTAAATCATCGGCAGGTACAAATTTGGATACTGCTCTTCCTAATAAATCATCGTAATAAACTTTTTTAAATGTAGATCCTGCAAGAGGTAAATGAAATAACATTTGATCGAACTCTGGTTCGTACTCCGACATCTTCTCCATAAGTTCGTAATTCATGTATTCTCTTACACGAGTCGCCTGTGCTTCTTTTTGTGGATCGCTGTTGCCAACGATTTGAGTTCTAATTGGTCCTTCTGCTGGTAATAATTCTTTGTAAGCCCCGGCTTGAAACTGTGTTACAGCTTCTGCTAGTACAGGGTGCGTGGCCCCCGAAGCGCCTTGAAAAGGCTCTGTTCTGTTTTCGTATTTAAATCCTAAAAGGTCTAAACCTTCTGTATAAGATCTTTCCCAATCTTTTCTAGATGCTCTGTAATCTGTATAGTTTTGAAATAATTCTAAACCGATTGGTTCTAGAATATCATCTGGTAATAATTCTGCTAAATTATCAAAGTGCGTTGGTTGCCCTTCGATGTTTACTTTGCTTGGATCAAAGTTTAATTCCACACCACCATCATCAGTTGGATTAATTTCAACTGGTGGTTTGTTTGCTTCTTCTGCTTTTTCTATTTCAACTTGTTGGTCGGGTCCTTCTATTTTTACAGAGGTTCCCAACTCTGAAAGAGTCTTGTCAATATCTGCCATTATTTACGCTCCTTGATTGGTCTAACATTTTTTGCAATATAAGGCAACCCATGTGGTGTAGGCCCTGATTTAGGTGGGGGTCCAGAATCGTCACCTGCTAGCTTAATAATACCGCCGCCTGCTTTTTTATCTTTAATAAATCTAATTAAAGATTCAGAATTAAGACCCATTTCTGTTAATTCTTCTTTTGAATATGTCTTACCATCTTTAGCTAACAGCTCTAGTATCTCGTCAATAGATTCCAAACCACCTTCAACATCTCCGTCGCCTCCATCATAGTCTGGTTTCAAAGTATTTTCTTCATATATGTCTGGAACTTTTTGTGGTTTACCATCTTTACCCATTATTGTCTCAGGTGGATCGTATATTATTTCTTCTTTTCTAATAACACCATCAACAGTATCATATTCACCATCACCGATGTAATAACTAGCACCCCCCTCAGTGTCTTTTCTAATAGATATCTTACCTGTAGATATGTCTTCGTACATTGTATAATCATTGTAATCATAAACTTTTTGTCTCTCAATGGTTGCAGCTTTATCAGTTATGTCATCGCCTTTAGTCTTAATTAAGTTTACAAAGTCAAAGAAGTATTTTGGTGTGCCACCTTTTGTTACAATCTCTGGCGCAGCTTTTACAACCTTAGTTGTTTTTATTAGATTATCTAATCCTAAGTATTTAAGAAGAGCCATTGCTCCTCCCGCTCCTGTAGCTAAAAGCATATCTCTTCGTGTCTGGTCTACAGTATCTGTAGCTAATCTTTTTTCTATTTCTTTGTTGACTTTTTCTGCAGCTGTTCCAGTTCCCACTAAATTTCTAACTTGTTTTGCAATTTTAGGAAATGCTTTTATCAAGAAATAAGGTGTTGCTGGTCCAACAGACTCTGCTCCAAACTCCAACAGACCTCCCATAGTTTTCTGTGGTCCAGTTCTTTCTGCTCTTGATTTCTCTAACATGTCTGTAAAACCAATTTTTTCTTTTAAAAATTTTGTAGCTTTTGGATCTAATATTTCCACTGCTTTTTTTAAATCTTCTACACCAATTTTACTTAGATCACCTGTTGTAGTGGCAAGACTAGTTTTACCAAAAAGATACGCAAGTGCCGTTGGAAACCTAACCGCAATTTCTGGTATGTTAGCGCCTCCTGATGCAAGCTCTTGTGCATAATAAGGATATGCTTTTGGATCTGCGAACATTGTATTAAATGTTTGTATTAAAGTTCTATCTCCGTCATCTCCGTAAACCTGTTCTTTAAGAGTCTGTTTATTTTCTTCTTCTAAATTTTTTATAAGATTTGTATTATCTAAAGCAGCTATAGCCTGCGTAAAGATTGGGTTAGGTGTCCCATCTTGAAAACCAACACGGCCACCTTGTGCTGCCATCATGGTTTGATCCATTTCAGGTAAATCTAATTCACCTGTAAGAGGTCTGTCTGATTGTGGTATAGATTGTAATTGATTAAATTCTTCTGGTGTCAACTGACCACCACCTTGAAGAAACTGCATATACGGAGAGCCAGACTCTTCTAGTAATCCTGCCACCTCATCACTGTCTGGTAATTCTTGTGTAATGTCTGGTAGGTTACTTATTTCTTGTCGTCCTAATTCACCTGTTGGATCTTCTCTAATTGCTTTATTTTTTGCAGCAACATCAGCTGATACTTCGTAAGCAATATACAAATCTCTTGGATCTGTGATACCAGCTTGCAAAGCTTTATTTACATCATATACACCAATCGCTGTTCCAATAATAGGAATAGCTTTCGCAATTGGTTTAGCTGCTTTAAGAGCTCTTTTAAGATAAGAAATTTTTCCTGGTTTTAATTCTTTTAATAAATTATCTAAATTTCCATATTGTTGTTTAATTGCATTTTTACCTTCTTTAGTTTTATTGATTTCTTTAAAATAAGACGCGAATCTATCTGTTTGATTTTGAGTTTTTAAAACATTTATTTTTAAATTATTTTTAGAATCAAGCGAATATTTTAATTCTCCTGGAATAAACTCTTCAGATAAATCATTTAGTATATCCACAATTTTAATTTTTCTAGCGTTAGTTGTTCCTTTTCTAACAAACTCTCTTGTTAAATTTCTTCTTTTTTGTCCAAAAGCTTGACCCCCTAAATAAGCATTTTGTGAAAAAGTTTTTCCAAGAATATTATTAATGGCTTGTTTTGCTATAACTTTATTGTTTAATTTACTTGCTTCTTCTATACCTATTATATGATCTCCCGAATACTTTAAAATTAAAGGAAGTTTATCTGTGTTAAATACTTTTTTTAAGGCTGCGTGATCAGCTCTTAAACTTGATCTTATATATCCTTTTTTAACACCAGCTAACTCTTCAAGATTACTTTCAAGTTGTGCTCTATATCTATCAATTTTATTTACTTTAGATAAATAGCTTTCAGATAATTTTGGAAAATGGTAATTTAATATTTCTGCTCTGCTTTTGGCTGGTAAAGTTAATTGATCGATCTCTCCCATAAATTTAACAGCATCGTCTGTTTTTAACCAAGAACTAGCTTCAATTAGTTGTGACCTATAGCCTATATCTCTTTTGTCCTTCACAGCCCAAGACATAAAATCTCTTATGTCTTTTTTAAAAGCAGGATTATTTTTTATTAAATAACTATGAAATGTTTTTTTATAGAAAGGTTCAGGGGTGTCTATTGTTCTGCCCAGAGCAACCTTTTTTGTTAAACCGCTTGATCCAGGATCTGCACCTTTAATTCCTAATATTTCAAGATTTTTAAATACTGGGAAACCTTTTGAACTTGTAATAAATCTTTCAAACCTAAGCGGTCCACCTTTATATATTGCTTTTTTACTTTCTTTAGCCCAATCTTTTTTAAGTTTAGACATTGCCTCTTCATACTGACCTAATTTAAATCGTTTAGAATTTTTCTTAAACCAATCTTTTACCCAGTTATTAATATTAGAGTCTATTTTTTGTGCTCCTTTTCTACCTTCATCAAAAGTTTTTGTAACTACTTGTCTTTGTAACTTTAATCTTTGATCAGCAAATTTTTCTCTAGCAGCGTGTGATTTAAAAAAATTAGTTTCATATTCTCCAGTCCACCTTCCGTCCTTATTTAAAACTTTAATTACAAGAGCGTAGCCTTTATCTGGGGAATAATATCTTACCTTTGATTTTATTCCTGCTTTTTTTAATTCTGGAATCGTCATGTCAGGATCAAATTTAGGGTTATCTAGAACGGGTGCTCTAAAGTTCTCTCTGTCCCCAACTTTCTCTCCTTGTATCACGCCACCACCTAACGCAAACCTATCTCGTAGTGTCGGTGTTAACGATTCAAACTCATTGGTTGCTGGATTAAATAAGTACTTCAACGATGCCTCCTCTTGCAAAACCTTCTGTTGGATCTAGGTTT